AAAAGAGAAGTAGGCAGAAATGATGATTATGATTTAGCAGGATATAAATGTGGAAAGTGCGGATGTGCATTTCCTGCAGCATTATATGTAAAGGATAAAGAATGTCCATTAGGTAAATGGGGAAAAACAGAAGAAAATGGATCTGTTTGACTTACAAAAAAGAAGAGTAATTGTTCATACGAAAGCACTGCTAGTTCCAGAATTCAAAGCTATCTGGGACCGAGACAAGAAAAAAGATAAAGAAAAAGCTATACGGGAATTAAGTTACGTATACTTTACTACAGATTATAAGTCACCTTATATACAAAGTGCTGATCCTAATCTGACACAGAATATTGTAGCTAAGGATTTTATGAAAGATCCTAACTACAAACCCGATAAAGAAATAGCAGCGGCTATAGCTAAATATATAGAACTGCAACAAACGCCGTCTATGAGGCTACTTAAAGCTTCATTAAAAACAATAAGTAACTTGACAAATTACTTAGAAACTATTAACTTGCATGACCGTGATAAACATGACAAGCCTATATATAAACCCTCAGATGTAACATCTGCACTTAAATCTATAGGACCAATTATAGAATCACTGAATAAAGTTAAAGAACAGGTTGAGAAAGAAGTTGCACAATCTGCAACACTCAGAGGCCGAAGACTTAAAGGAAATAGAGAAGACCCAGAGTAGAAGAAAACAAAATGCTAACAATTATAAATAGACTTATATGGCATTACAGAACTTTTATAAGAAAATATATAGTTATGGATATGGATCTTAAAATAGAAAATAAATCTAAAAATGAATCAAAGTATCTTTGGTTATTAGATCCTGGACATGGTGGTATGATTGACGGACAATACCAAACAGCAGGAAAAAGATCTCCAAAATTTAAAGATGGCACTGTCCTGTATGAAGGCGAATTTAACAGGGCCGTTGTACAAAGAATTGATAGTGCATGCAATGCAGCAGGTATAGATTCAATAGTACTTGTTCCTGAAGAAGAAGATATTTCTTTAAAGGAAAGAGTGAAACGTGCTAATGATTTTTATAAAGTTGATAAAAGGGCGGTTTATCTAAGTGTTCACGCAAATGCTTTTGGTAATAATTGGAATCAAGCTCATGGATGGTCTTGTTATACTTCAAGAGGAGAAACACGATCAGACCAAATAGCTACTATATTTTATAGAATGATGGCAGCTGAATTTCCAGAAGAAAAAATGCGTAAGGATCATACAGATAAAGATCCTGATAAGGAAGCAGACTTTTACGTTTTAAAGAAAACAGCTATGCCTGCCGTGTTAACTGAGAATTTTTTTATGACAAATAGTAAAGAAGCAGCAATGCTTTTGAATGAAGATATAAGAGACAGAATTGCAGATGCACATATGGATGCAATATACTACTTAAGTAAAATAAGCTAAGTGGGAAATGAAAAGATAATAGTAGCAAATAAATTAACAAATATTGAAGAACAGGATAATCCAATACGTCATACAGGCAATGATTATCTTAAGTTTGTTAATACTAGCTACTTCTCTCTTTCTGCTCAACATTATCTTAAGCATAAGTGTTATACTCTAGCTCCTCCAGGTACTACAGAGTTTATAGAATTTTGGGATCGAGAAGAAAAGAGATGTAAAAATGGATATACAGTGGGAGGAGTTACTGTTACGGGTGAGCATTACGCTTATCTTAATTATGGTAGGATTTTGGCTACAGTCGGGGAAGGAAAACGACAACGAAAAGTAGAAACATTTCCAAGATTCTTGGATATGGATTACTATTGGTATCATGAACTTCTCAAAGCAGAGAATAACGGAGAAGGGATGATAGTGGTAAAAGCACGGCGTAAAGGTTATTCCTATAAAAATGCCTTTGGTATGGTATGGAGATACAATTGGTTTCCATATTCTATATCTATACTGGCAGCCTTTGAAAAAACATTCTGGTCAAACACGATGGAGATGGCCAAATCAATGATCAACTTCATTAATGATAATACAGATTGGGCTAAAGGCTTCTTGACCGACAGACAGGAAACCATAAAAAGCGGATATATAGAAAAGAATAGGGATGGGATCCAAGTACAAAAAGGTTATAAATCTGAGATCTTAGCACTTTCTTTTAAAGACAGCCCGCAAAAATCAGTAGGACGAACTGCAGAACGCATGCTTTTTGAAGAAGCAGGAGACTGGCCTGGATTACTTCAGGCATATCAAAGATCCTATCCGCTTTTCAAAGATGGTAATATAATGGTAGGAATACCGATCATCTATGGCACAGGCGGTAACTCAAAGAACGGTACTAACTTTGACTTCGAAGAAATGTTTTATAATCCTTCTTTTTACGGACTAAGAACTTACGAAAATATATATGATGAGAATACTGTTGGAGAGTGTGGATGGTTTGTAGATGAACAATGGTATAGACCTCCTTTTGTAGACAAAGCAGGGAATCATTTACGTGCAGAAGCAACTAAAGATGTAGATCTGGAAAGAGAAGAAAAGAAAGCAGTAGAGCCTGTAGCTTATAATCTTTTCATAACCCAGCATCCAAAAACACCGAAAGAAGCATTCCTTAGACCTGAAGGTGCAGTCTTTCCAGTAGTTGAGCTTTATCGAGTACTTAATAGACTTAAGTCAGATAATAAATATAAAAAATTAGGAGACCCAGGAACATTTGTAAAAAGTGATAATACAGATCATCCTGTTAAATTCGAAATGGATATGGAGAACAAGCTCCACCCCATTACAAAATACCCGCACAAACCAAATGACCCTCAACAAGGATGTGTAATTGTTTACCAACATCCTCCTTCTACTATTCCTCATGGTCTTTATAAGATTGGGCTTGACCCTGTAGCTTTCGATAAGGCTGGAGGAAAGTCTTTAAATGCTGCCTTTGTTTATAAATCTTTTAATAAATTTGATTTTGGTTATGATGAGATTGTAGCTGAATATGTAGGAAGGCCCGAGAATATAGAGATATATCATAAGAACCTTGAAATGCTTTCGCAATACTACGGAGATGCAAAGATCATGTTTGAAAATGATCGAGGTGAAGTACTTTCTTATTTTAAAAGAAAAGGAAAACTTTACCTTTTAGCAGATCAACCTGATAATGTTATTTCAAAGATCATCAAGAACAGCACGGTAGCGAGAATGAAAGGCTGTCATATGAATGATAAAATAAAAGATGCGGGAGAAAAATATATCTTGCGTTGGCTATGGACAGAAAGAGGAAAAAATTCAGATGGAGAGTTGATCTATAATATGGATCTGATTCCATCAATTGCTCTTGTAGAAGAATTAATAAACTACTCAAGACAAGGAAACTTTGACAGGGTCATGGGATTCATGCAATTAATGTTTATGGTTGAAGAAGAATATGAACAAGAAGTAGAAAAAGAAGTACCTAAAAATATGGTAATAGATTTTCTTCTAGCAAATTTAAATAAGAAAACAGCAAAAATAAGTACAATATGAGCCATTACTTTCCACAACAAAAATTGACAGATGCTGCTAAAAATAGAAAAGGCCAGCAATGGGCAAAGAATGTTATAGATGCTCTGGACGGATATAGATTTACAAGTCTTAATGGAACAGATGATAGGATACGTAAAAAATTGAATTATGATCTTTTTAACGGCCAGCTCTCACCTGATGATTTTGAATATGTATTAAAACCATATGGACAAGAGATGGGAGAGATGCCAGCAGAATTAAGAAACTATGATATAACAAGTCCTAAACTACGAGTACTTTTTGGCGAAGAAATAAAAAGACCCTTTAACTTTAGAGTAGCTACAGTAAATCCCGAAGCTGTATCAGTACGGGAAAAAGAAAAAATGAGACTTCTTAAAAGATATGTTGCTGAAAGAGTTCAGATAGCAATTCAGCAAGAACTTAAAAAAGAAGAATTAGCTATTGCAGGTCTTCCTCCAGAAGAACAAGAGGAAATGACTAAACAAATAAGTCAAGAAATGACTCCTCCAGATTTGGAGGTGTATATGAAAAGAGAGTATCGTTCAAATGAAGAAATAACAGCACAGCATTTGATCAACTACTTAATGAAAAAAGAAACCGTTAGAGACAAATTCAATAAAGGATGGCGTCATGCACTTATTGCAGGTGAAGAAGTTTATTGGGTAGGAATTGTTAATGGCGATCCAAAATTGAATGTAGTTAATCCTCTTTATTTTCAATACGATAAGGACCCTGATATTGACTATATACAAGATGGACAATGGGCTAAGTATGAAATGCGAATGACTCCTGGATCAGTAATTGACACATTTGGAGAATACTTAACAGCCAAGGAAATAGGAAATATGTATGAAGACAATGTTGCAGATCCTAATTCAGATCCCCTCGGATGGGAAGGTGCATTGAACCAAGATATATTTGATAACTATATTACCTTTGATTTTTCAACTGAAAATGATAGTTCCCGTTTTATACGAGTTGTACATGTAGAATGGAGGTCTCTTAGAAAAATAGGTTTTCTACAATATATGGATCTCCAAGGAGAGATTCAGGAAACTATAGTAAATGACACATATCGTAAAGATGAAAAGAAAGGAGATATTTCCCTGGAATGGCAATGGGTACCAGAAATCTGGGAAGGTACAAAAATAGGTACGGATCTATATGTAAATATGAGACCTAAACCAAACCAGCATAGAGATATAGATAATATAATGGCATGTAAATTAGGCTTCTATGGAATAGCTTATAATAACTTAAATGCCCAAACAGTTTCAATGGTAGACAGAATCAAACCTTATCAGTACTTATATAATATAATGATGTACAGACTTGAACTTGATATCGCTTCTGATAAAGGAAAAAAATTCCTTGCAGATATCAATCAGATACCAAGTAATGCAGGAATGGATATGCAAAAATGGTTATACTATTTTGATGCTATGGGAGTTGCATGGGTCAATCCTCAGGAAGAAGGAAGGCGTGGACAACAAAGTTCTTTTAACCAATGGCAAACTTTAGATCTGTCAATGGGACAAACAATTGCACAAAAAGTTCAAATGCTCGAATATCTTGAAAACCAAGCAGGCGAAGTAGCAGGAGTTACAAAACAAAGAGAGGGTCAAATTGGTCCATCAGAACTAGCTACCAATGCACGACAGGCAGTAGTCCAATCAAGTCATATAACTGAAGAATGGTTTCATGCACACAATAGTTTAAAACGAGAAGTATTGACAGGTCTCTTAGAAACAGCAAAAACAGCTTATGCAGATGAACCAAAAAAGATACAATTTGTTTTAGATGATATGTCAATAAGCACACTCATACTTGATGAAGGATTTACAGAAGCAAGTTATGGAATATTCTTATCAGATTCTGCAAGGGATCAGGAAACAATGGAGATCTTAAAACAGTTGACACACGCAGCATTGCAGAATCAACAAGCAGATCTTTCAGATATTGTTAGAATGCTTTCCAGTAATTCTCCAGAAGAAATCAAAGGACTTCTAGAGGCTGCTGAAGATAGAAAAAGAGAACAAGCTCTGCAACAGCAACGTGAACAACTCGAAGCCCAACAAAAAATGCAGACTGAACTTCTTGCACAAAAAGCAGATGAACAAGAATTTGAAAAGTATAAAGTGGACAGTACCAATCAAACTAAACTTACAATTGCTGAAATGCAGTTACAACAAAAGGAAGATAATGATGCTAATAATAATCAAGTCCCAGACGATCTTGAAGTTCAAAGGCTTGAAACTGAAAGACAGGTCAATGCTCAAAAAGCAACTATAGAAAATAGAAAGCTTGCTGTTAAAGAAAAAGAAATAGCAAGTAAGGAAAAGATAGAAAAAGAAAAAGTAAAAGCACAAAGGAAAAAGGAAAAAAGTAAAAAATGAGACCAAGACCTCAAATAAGATTTATAGAAGGAAAACAAATAGATTTTAATACTGATCTGTCTGCAGTTGAAGAAGGACAATTTCTTGCTTGGTATAGACAGGTATCTAAAAATCTTCAGCTCCCAATGGATCCAGATGATGCAAGTCAATACTATGATTATAGAGGATACTGGAAAGATAATCAAAATACAACTCCTGATGGAAAGAACTATCATTTTGTAGATACATATAAAAAACCTGGTCATCCTACTTTTGCAGAAGGATCGAAATATTCTGCCCAACAAGGAGGAAGTAATATAGCTGGAGGAAAATGGGAAGGAAAACATTTTATCCATTCTAAAGATACAGATCTACATGCTTCAGAAACTGAACAATATCTGGATAATGTAAATAAAATGGAAGGAACAGACTTTATACCAGTCTACGAAGGAGAAGATCTTCCAATGCAAACTGTAAAACCTAAATATAAAAACAGCGGATCAGTTTCAGCACAAAAAGCTAAAAAGATATTACTTCATGGAAGTATAAGAGGTAAGTTACTTACTGAAAAACAAAAACGATTTTTTGGTGCAGCAGCAGATGGAAGAGTACCATATCATGCATCAGGACATGTCAGAACTCAGTATGCACATTCACATAAAGCAGGTGAAGACAGAACAGGTCATGATACAATGCCTGATGATTCTGAAGTATTTAAATTTTACACAGGAATTCCAGAAGATGATAAAATATTAAAAAATGCACATAACTTTATATATGAACCAGGTAGTGATAGATTTGAACAACAAGAAGAACTTTATGCTGGCATAGATATGCCAGGTTGTGCGGCAGGATCTCTTAATTGTAATCAATATATAAGTAGATGGTATAGTGCTCCTTCACTAAGACACATAATAAATACAAAAATGTCTAATGCATGGAATAAATATGGAGTACCATCAAATATGGAGCAATTAGCTGATTATGAGGAAGATGATCCACTTTACGCTGATAACCAAGCCAGAAGAGCAGAAGCAAAAAAGCATCCTCAAAATATGGTAAAAAATATGGGACTTGATTCTTGGGAATACGCAAAATCTTTTGTAAAAGAAGGAACAGGTACAGTACTCTGGGACTGGACAAAAAATAGTGTAAGTGAGTTAGAAACTTTAATGGAAACAGGACAAGTTCCTATAGGGTCTCTTATTTTACAAGGAAATGCACAAGAGGGCGATTACCCTTATATAGAAGGTCCTACAAAAGTAGACTCTGATGGAGAAATAGTAGCAGATGAAGATGCAACTGAACCAGATCAACTAAAAGAAAAATTAAGAGCTGCCCATACATCAACTGCAACAGGATATACTCCAGAAGGAAAAACAATAACATATGATTATGGAAGCATGTATGTAAATAAGTTTATGTACGGTAAAGATGACATAAGACAAATAATAGTTCCTAATGAATTTAAAGACTACACATTTGCAAATCTTACAGAAGGATCACTAAAATATACAGCAAATATTCAAAAAGAAGGCCTTGAAGGATGGAAAGATGATCCAAAAGAAAAATGGTATGTAAATGATATAAACAAAGGAACGCATATAGCAGGAAAACTATTAAAAGAAGAATACGGATTATCTAATAATGTGATGAATCAGCTTAGTAGTAGAGTAGTAGGACTAGCGGCACAAGAAACTAATTTTGGTAATAAAGGAGATGAAGATGTAAGTCTATTAAGACAAGCAGCAATATCAGGTGAAAGTTGGCTTACTAATGCAGTTGCAAAACCAACAGCAAAATGGTTAGGAAATACATTCACTACAAAGACAGACCCAAAAGAACATAAAAGTGATTGGGAAGTTGAAATGCTAGCATATAATTCACTGATAGACACAGGTAAAGATCCTGCTGAAGTAATTGGAACCGATGAAGATGGAAAACCAATAACTACTTATAGTAATACGTATGCTAAATTTAGAAAAAACTTGCTTGAACCTGTAGTAGAGGATGAAGTAAATAATCCTTCAGTAGGCCCTTTGGCTATTAAAAATTTATCAGGATTTAGTAAATGGTCACTAGGACTAACTAAAGATAAATTATTTGGTACAAATGTAGCTGATTCACAAGAACTTACATATGGAGCTGAAGCAGCATTAGTACATCTAACTGAAGATTACATAGGGCTTAAAAAGAAATTTAAACATATGAACTTAAGTAAACGACAATTAGTAGATCTAGCAACTATAGCATATAATAGTAAAGGAAAAGCATATAATGAAGACTTTGTTAATTTTTATATAAAAGGAGTAGACTCAAAAGGTAACAAAGTAAATTCGAAGCTAGTATCAGATAATTATCTAACCAAAGTTAAAAATTTTCAAAATAAATATCAACATACCCAAGCACCCTCACATGGAGAATACTATCTAGAAGAAAGAGGAGATGCAAGAGCAAGTGAACTAGAAAGCGGAATAGAACTAAGTGGAGAAACAAGAGCTACTGAAACATTTGAAGGATTAGATAAAGGAGGAATAGTTAAACCACATAAAACTAGAAACTACAATAAATCAGGAAATGTATCAACACCATCTCCAGCTCTTCCAGATATCTATCAAATGGATAAAGGAGTATTTGAGCTTATTAATTATCAAGGAGGACAAAATAAAAATAAATAGCTATATTTACATTCCGCTATAAGAAACGAAATAAAAGAGCATTAGCATAACAAGAAATATTACGAAACTAAAATAGATTTTATTATATTTGTAAATAGAGAAATTATGAGCGAAACAAAAGAACAACCAACAGAAGATCAAAAACCCTTAGATGCTATATGGGATATTGATGAAGTAAGCTTTGATGAATCTTTCGGTTTATCTACAGGAGATGCTGATCCCGTACTAGGGAATTTAAAGGTAGAAGAACCTATAGTACCAGAACTTAAAGAAGAGGAAGAAGTAGAAGACACTAAAGAAGTAGATATAGAGACTCCTTTAGCTAAAGAGCTTCCAGAACCAGAAGTAGACTTCAAAGAAGAAGACGTAATAAATGAGCAAGAAGAAACAAAGGGTGCAGAAACTACAGATCCTTTAGAACTTTTTGCCGAAGAGCTAGCTAAACAGGAGATCATTGAAATAGATGATGACTTTCAACCAACAGAAAAAGGACTCCTGGAAGCTGTGAATGGTACGATTGATAAAAGAGTACAAGAAGAAATTGATTACTTTCAAAAAACTTTACCAGAAGATGGTAAGTCACTTTTAAAACATCTGATGGATGGGGGGCAAGTCAATACTTTTCTTGAAACATTTTCAACTCCTAATATTTCTGAAATGGAAGTTACGGGATTTGATAATCAGTCAAATCAAAAACATGTTTTAAAAGAATTCATGAAACTTCGTGGAGATTCCCAGGAAGATATAAATGAAGCTCTTGAAATGTATGAAGATAATGGTGTCTTGGAAAGACAAGCTACCAAAGCAAAGGGAAGGTTGGAAAAATACTATGATCAGCAAAAAGAACAACTGGAACTTAAAAGAAATCAGGAAAAAGAAGCTAAAGAAACTCAGAGGAAAGAAGTAATTAGTAATATTTCAACTACAATTCAAAACTCTGAACATATTAAAGGGTTTCCTTTAACTACAAAAAGCAAAAAGAACTTGGTCGCATATATGACGGAACCTAACATTAAATTAAAGAATGAAGATGGAACCCCACAATATGTAACTCAGTTCCAGGCAGACGAAATGAATGCATCTCAAGATATAAGCGATTTTATCTTAAAAGCATACCTTCGAATGACTGATTTTAACCTGGATGGGTTAAAAAAGAAAACTGTTAGTAATTTTAGTAAGAGGTTCAAGAAGAGTCTTCAAAGCAAAAAAGAACTAACAGATACTCCAGGAATGTTTGGAGGAGATAAAAGACCTAATATAGCAGCAGGAAAAGGAGCTGAATGGTCTATATAATAGATTGATTAATTATTTAATAACTTAAAATTTAATAAAATGAGCCGAGCAAGAAATTCATTAACAGTATTAACAAGGCCTTGGCATGCAAACTTCACCGAAGTAAATCACTTAGGTGCTGCGTTTCTAGCCGAGCCTCATAAATTTGATCAAGTGTTAACTAGAGTTTTTACAGCTTCTCGTTTATCCGATAATCCAATTATTGCGATGACCAAAGGAGCAGGTAGAACTTCAGAGATAGAATCATTTGATTGGGAATGGGAATTGATGGGAGCATCATCTCGTCCTTTGATTAGTTTAGGAGACTTCACTGGTGGTGCAGCTCACCCTGGAATTGGATTAGTTGATTTCAAAATAAAATTGGATGAAGACTGGTTTAAACCTGGTGATGTAATCGTAGGAGATGTCGGAAAAGACTTCAAATTACGTGTACAACAAGCTCCAGTAGCTGACGGAGATGGGTATATATATGTAGTACGTCTATTAACAGATGACACTACTTTATCTTTTCCAGCAGCAGGATTAACAGCTGGAAAACCATTCAGTAAATTATTCTCAGTATACGAAGAAGGCGGTGACCAATCAGGTTCCACTACTTACGCAATGCCTATGAAACTACGTTCTCAACTTTCTACTCTTAGAAAAGAGTATTCAGTTACAGGAGACGCAGCTAACCAAGCATTAGTAGTAGCACTTATGGATGCTGATGGTAAAACTTATAAAGATTTCAAATGGGTTAAATATGCTGAAGCAGAATACTGGATCCAATGGTATAAAGAGATCGAAAGAAGTTTATGGTATAATACTAGAGCAAATACAGTACGTGGAGCAAACGGTAGAGCTGCAAGAACTGGTCCTGGTATCCAAGATCTTTTAAGAGATTCTCACAGACATGTATATAATACATTAACTGAAAAGTTAATTCGTGAGTTCTTACTTGACATCTTCTTTGGAAGAGTTGAAATGAACAATCGTAACATTGTAGCTTATACTGGTGAATATGGAATGTTAGCATTCCACCAAGCCATGGTAAATGCATCATCTCCTTTCTTGACAGTTGATACTAACTTCATTAAAGGTGCTGGAGCTGGAGTTTCAGGAAATAATCTTCAATTCGGTGGTCAGTTTGTTAAGTATGTGGGGCCTAATGGAATCACACTTACTCTTCGTCATAATCCAATTTATGATGATAGGGAAATCAACCATCAAATGGATCCTAATTTACAAATTCCAGTTGAATCTATGAGGTTTACCTTCTTAGACTTCGGCGGTAGAGGAGCAGGAGATAGCAACATCAAATATGTCCACAAAAAATCTGGATATAAATTGGGTTATGTTTCAGGTCTTCAAACACCTTATGGTGCTAATAAAGGAGGATTAATGAGTAATTCAAAAGATAGTTATACTATGATAGTTCATGATCAATGCGGAGTTCAAATTGATGATGTTACTCGTTGTGGTGAACTGATCTTAGGAACAGAATAATTATTAACCGTATAAAAATAATAGTATGAACAAGACTAAGCATTTAGTATACGTGAAACCAATACTTAAAGAAAGATGGCATAACTTACATCTGCAAGGTAGATCAAAGTTTGCTGACACTTATGATACAATTCAACCCGTCTATAGCTCAAAGCTAGGACACCTAGCTACGGGCTTAGATGAGGGAGATGCAAAAAGATTAGGTGCAGTACTTGGAGTTAACTTAACTCCCTCTACGAATAACGAATATTGGGCACATTTTAAGGTGAAAATGCATGATAAAACCATGGTATTTGATCTTAGTAATGCACTTGATGAAGTTAGGATTAGTGTTTTGAGAGCCTGCAAATGGGTAGCAAACTCCAAAAAAGAATTAGAAGATGGAGCTTGGCCTGAAGCTAAATATTTTATCTTTGATGAGCAACAGGAAATTCAGTCTGAAGCAAAAAAAGTTGAAATAATAGCTAAAGCAGTCATTGAATTTAATAAGTTATCACCTGGTAAACGGCTAGATATCTTAAAAATATTTGGAAAAATAGGAGACAACAATACAGCTGACTTCACTTATACCAAATTATATGATATTTTAGAGGAAGATCCTAAGGAATTCCTAAGGGTAGTTTCTATGAAAAAAGAAGAGATTGCTATACGATCTTTACTTTTCGATCTGGAACGAACAGGAATCTTCAGGAGAAGACAAGCAGCTTACCTATATAATGATAGCCAAGTTGGTTTCGATTATGACGATACAGTACAAAATTTACTGAATCCGAAGAATCAAGAATTATTAATTAAATTAAAGAGTGACTTAGAAAGTAGAACTTATGACGGTGCAAGAAATGCATTACGAACTGAAACTAAAGCTAAATAAAGTTGACACCCAGGACTATAGTAATATATTAGTCCCAGAAGTCGATTGGTATTTAAATGAAGCGATGACAGTATTTATTAAGCAACGTTATGGTGTTACGAATATAAAACGAGAAGGATTTGAAGAAACACAGAAGAGGATTGATGATCTCAAGACTCTGGTTGTTAAAGAAGATCCAGCAACTCCAACTGCTACGACAATACCTACCACGGTAATATCTACAACTTCGGATGTAGGTACTTATCGGGCAGATTTGTCGGCATTGGCATATGACTACATGTTTTTGGTAAGAATTACTTGCCAGGGCACGAAGACATCATGTCAAAGTGGGACGAAGAAATTATGGGGAATACAGGTACAGCACGATGATCTCGATACTGTCCTGTACGATCCATTTTATAAACCGTCATTTGAGTGGGAAGAGGTACCGTTGGTATTTGGAGAGAATCCAGATGACCCAACGTCAGATAGAAAAGGAAGCATCTATCTGTATTCAGATGGGACTTTCTCAGTAGACAGCGTTTTCGTTGAATATCTGAGACATCCTTTAAGAATATCTTATGCTGACG